TCCTGGAAGCCACTAGCCGCGGCCTGTAGCCCGATGCCTGACAGCAGAAGATCGCCCGACGGTGTGTCGTACAGCAGGAGACCGCGGTATCGGCAAACCCGCTCCAGGATGTCATACGTGCTCTCGCCCGCGATGATCACCACCTGCTCGATGGGCGCGCCTTGGTTCGTACCTTCAGCCAGGCTCGCCTTGATCCCGAACGGTGCGCAAAGCGTCTGAGCGATATACAGCGCGCTGGCATTGGTGAGCTGGAACCCGTCGAATACCGCAGCGCAATCCACGATGTCCTGGCACTTGCTGCGGCCAACCAGCGTGACCGAATGCGCGCCGTCGGTGAACGAAGGCACGAAGCGATCGACCCAGCCGGTGGAGACGCGATCGCCTCCGAGGAACACTTCGCAGTAATCCCCGGGCTGTACCTGCATATCCGGCCGCGTCGCGATGGGATAGCGGTCAGTCATCTTCACCAGGAAATCAGAGGGGCATCGCTCGATTCCCCTCGTGAACCGCACCTCCTGCCACCCCCCAAGAACGCGCGTATTGGACAGCTCATAGCCCCGTCCGACACGGATCGAAGTGGACACACGCAGCGTCAGATCATCACTATTCATTTCGACAGTGCCTCAAACTCGGGCGGCATAAACGCCGGGTGGATAGGATTGACCTGGCGGACCAGTTCTCCGGCTCGCGTCGGATCCCGATAAATTCGGTTTGCCAACGTCAAAGAAGGTTGAGAAGCGTTGAAGGAGAACACCCCCATCTCGGCCAGATCTCCACCCCTCGATTGAAGATCGGCAACGACGGCTTTCCGCAGCTGACGCAAGGCGTCATAGCTGGCGTCGTCGCCGCCGTCACCGGCAATCAGGATCTCGGAATCGAGGATGCCCACGACCTCCGTCTGCACCCGCGATGCATCCTCCTGCGAGAAGGGCTGATACTCCGCGGCCGCTTGCGCCAGCGCAGCAATGGCCACGCGTCGTAGGTGCGCCGAGCATGCGTCGTTCGCCGTCTTGATGGCGATGCCAATGGGAGACTCAGTCGACTCACCCGCGGGCTGGAAGGTGGCGAGTCGGCCGAGCATTGCCATCCCGTCCGCAGGGTCCACCGCGGTCGTGGCAACCGACTGCACAAACGCATTGGCAGCGTCGCCATACGCCGCGGTGTCGGCAATGTTTGCCGCGGCCTGCTGCAGCTTGACGCCAGCGGCGACCACCGCCGCACTTGCGGCCACGTTGGCAGCTAGCAAGTCCGCCGCCGATGCACCGCTGGATGCCTTGCGATTGGAAGTCAGAAAGCCTGAATTTCCACCACCAAACAGCCGGCCGAAGTTGCCGCGAAGGCTCGACACCGCGTTAAATACGCGACGCACACCATTTACGATGCCCACGGCCATCTGGTAGTAGCGCACAGCGGTATTCACAACCTGGCGAACCACGGCAACGCCCTGCTTGATCGCCGCAGCGACCCTGCGCGCCATGTCCAGCAGGCTGCCCTTCCGAACCGCGTCCGCTGCCTTGCTCACCTGGTCACCCGTCGATTCGCCGGCCTGCGGATACTTCCGCTCGCCGCTGACGATGAGCGACATGGTGAACTCGAACACCCGCCCCAGGTCCTTTCGCTCTTCCAGCTCCAGATCCAGGCAGACGACGTTGGCGACTGTCCCCAGCGTGGGATGAACCAACGTCTTCGGACCGGCGGTCTCGCAGACCGTCAGGAAGGCTTCCCGCTGGCCCACCACGCCCCCACCGCCGTATATGGCGCTGTCCTCGATGAGGAACCCATGGATCCGGAACTGCCTGGGCAACTTCCCCTGATCCTCAGCCCATACTTCATCTCGATATGGGTAGACATGGACGGCCTGGCGGCGACCGGCGTGCAAGCGCGCCCCGTTCACACCGAACGGGACGCCGCCATAGGACGCCTGCTGTAGGGAAGCTTCCCAGCTGCCGGCACCAGGCCCCAACAGGTCGCCAAGGGCGTTCGCAACGCCACCAATGCTGCCGGCTACCTTTACGACGTCCGAGATTTTCATGGCATAGCCCCCAGGCCCATTGAATAGTTCACGCGCGTCGACATCCCCGTGCCATCCCCACTTGTCGCATCGACGCGCGTACCCGGCGGTGCGGACACGTTGACTTGAAGCGTTAGCTTCTGCAGGGACGCATCGAGCGCATCCTTCAGGCCATCAAACCCTGGGCCATTGCCCATCCCTGGCGCACCGGCGGCCGCGTTCGGCGGGTTGCTGCCCGATTGCGCAGATCCCGCGGCACCACCGTTCATGGCGCCGAAGATCCGGTCAGCCATAATTCCGCGACGGTACTTTTCCCCCTCCACGTCCGCAGGACGCTCGTGGTACTGCGACACAATGGCCGCGGCCCGATTGGCATCGGTCGCCCGCGCCAAGAGGTCACCCGCGACACGCTGCTGGCCGGGGCCGTTGCGCAGCTCCCAGTCAAAGAACTTCAGCTGGTCGTCCAGCGTGGAATCGCGAATGTCACGCTTGAACACACGTTTGAAGTCCTCCTGGCGGTCCGGGTGCCACTGCCCGATCCCATACGCCTTGCCGCCATCCCCCACGCTAAAGGGATTGCCGCCGGATTCCTGAAGAATGTTCGCCGCGATACCTGCGGCCTGTTCCTTCGACCAACCCATACCCATGAACTTCTGGGCAATCTCCAGGATTTTCGGATCGCTCGTTCCGCCAGGCGCGTACTCCCCGGGGCTCAAATAGCTCTTTCCCTGCGCCCGGCGAGCGCTCGCAAGCGTCGCATCTTCTCCGGCGTTTAGGTCCTTGCTGTAGAAGAGCGCGCCGGCACCAACCGCATACGGATTCAGGAATCGAGCCAGCCACGGCGCGCGTGCCGCAGCAGCTCCAGCGCCGGCAGCACCTGCTGCCCCTGCGCCGGCCGCGCCGCCCGCCGTAGCCTTGAGCGCAGCCGCCGCAGCCTCTGCTGCCGTCAGGCTCGCCACAAGCGCCCCGATCGAAAGGCCCCAATCGGCCAACGTCGCCGCAAACTTGATTGCGACGATGCCAGCCAGCACGTTGCCCCAGCCGCCAAATGCATCGGCAATCTTGTTCACGCGGTCGTACCACGCCCCCCAGTCGACGCTAGTGATCCAGGAAGTCAGTTTCCCGACAGCCTCAGCGAGCCTGTCTGCAATGTTCACGCGGTTCTCGTCCAGCCATGAGGTCAGCTTTTCGATCATGGGAGTCAAGACCGGGATGAGTTTGTCGCCGATGGTGTTTGCAAGGGCGCCCGTGCTGGCCTTCAGGCCGTTGATCTTGTCCTGGAACGCCGACGCGCGTTCAATCGCGTCTTCGCCGAAGATATAGCCACGCTTGCCAGCTTCGGCGCGGTCTGCGTCGAACGTACCGCGCTGGATCATTGGCAGCAGCGCGCCCATCCCGAGCGCATCCGCCGCCGTGCGCTGCCCCGCGGGGTTCTTGATTTTCCCCAGTGCCGCCAGGATGTCGTGCTGCGTTCGCTCGTAGTCGATCTGACCATCCTTGCCGCGGGAAATCCTCACGCCCAGGCGTTGCATCAGCATCATGGCCTGCGGGTTGGCCCCGAACGCCGCCTCTCGGATGGTGTTCTGCGATGACAGCATGCTCTGGTCGAACTGCTCCGCCGTCACCCCAGCCCGCTTGGCGGCGTAGTGCCATGCTTGTAGCCCGCGCGTCGACATTCCCAGCTGGCGGGACGTCCGCTGCAGGCTCGACCCGAGGTCACCCCACCGCTGCGCCAGAGCGCCAACGCCGGCCGCCCCCGCCAGGCCGACAAGTGCCGACATGCCAGGAATGATCGACGAAATGCGATCAGCAGCAGTCCGGGCGCCCTGCGAAATCGAATTCAGGCCGGACGTGATCTTTCCCAGCGCAGTCGCGCCGGTCTTGCCGATGCTAGTCAGGCGCCCAGACATCCGCGCAGCTCTATCCCCAATACGCGAGAATGAGTCGCCGACCTTGTTGCCCACCTTCGACGCGTTGTCTATCGCCGAAATTCGGAATGCCAGTTCATTGGCCATGTTGTGCCTCCAAGCGCTCTGCCATGTCGTGCCACCACCGCAGCTCACTCAGCCGTAGCCCGAGAACTTCACGCGGCGGCCAGGCGTAAAACTTCGCCGTCGCCGCCGCCATCAGCCCCCAATCAGGCACTGGCCGGACTACTTTCCCGCGCCGGTTTCCTCGTCTTCGTCGCCGGCCTCGTCTTCGTCGCCGCCCATGAACGACGTCAGGTAGTTGGCGGCGGTGGTGAAATCGCGCGCCCCGATGCGACTGATCACCGCAATGGGCGTGCCGGACACCTTGGCGATGAGCTTGCGCAGCGCATCGCCAGCGTCCTTCCCGCTTTCCTTGTTGAAGGCCAGGACTTCTTCCACGATCGGCTCGCGGAGCGCCAGTTCGGTGAACGTCTCGGCGTCGGAGCCCTGGCCCAATGTGACGGTCTTGCGCAGGGTGATGGTCAGTTCGTCGGGAATCTCTTTCTTCGGCATATCAGCTCGCGGTCTGTTCGGAAACGAGGGGACCTTCGAACTTGACATCGAAGGTGGCTTCAGTGGTGTCGACCTCCTGCGCATCAACGCAGGCCATGCTGCGGCCCACCACGGTCTTGCCGTTGGCGAGCTGCAGCACCACCGTCGCATTGCGCATCCGGTTGAAGTCGTAAACCGTCAGGTTTCCCGCATCGCGGGCAGTGAAGGAAATCGAGCCAGCTACCGGCATTTCCTTGACGCCGTGATAGCCGTCCTGGCCCACCAGGCTGGTGCGAGTAACGGTGGAGGGGCTGTACTTCGCCGCCCCTTCCAGCATGTAGGAATTGCCGTCCACCGTGATTTGTGCGGTGCCGGCCAACAGATTCGCCATAATCGGCTCCTATAAATGAAAACGCCGCCCGAAGGCGGCGCTATGCCACAGCCCACGCGGGCTTACGCGCTGGCGGCCTCGCTGGCCGGCACGATGTTGCTGAATTGCATGAGCAGGGCGAAGATGCGCAGCTGGTTGATCAGGATTGCCGGATACAACACGTCCACCCGGTTGGGGTTGGTGCGGTTCTGCTCCACGATCAGGCCCTTGGCGAACACGTCAGCCCCCTGCACCCAGCCGCTGTCGTCCTGCATGGACTGATAGTCCGCGGTCAGGTCGGCCCGGATGGTGCTGGGCGTCACGATGTTGGATCCGGGCGCCGGGCGCGTGCCGTTGGCCGCCAGCTTCTTGCGGGCGTACTTGGAAGTCACCACCAGCTTCAGGCGCCGCAGGACCGCCGCCAACGTGTTCATCGTCTCGACTTCCAGATAACTGTTGTCCGGCTGGCCGAACGCGTTCAGCTGGTACGTCGTGATGAGGTTTTCGATTGCCACCGTGCCGTCGTCCGCCACCGTGAAGGTGCTGATGCCGGTGTAGAGCAGCGTGTTGCGGTCGGTCAGCTGGAACCGCGATTCCAGCGGCGGCGGCAGGAAGCTCGCCAGCGGCACGGTCTGCATCGGCTGGGCCGGATCTGCGCGGCACGATATCGCCGCCGCAGCCGTCAGATCGGCGGCCAAGATCCACGAAGGCGTCGGCGAATTGTTGAACCCCATGACCGACACATGTTCATCGTTGCGGGTGGCGCCAAAGGTATGGCATTCGCCCAGCGTGCCGCGGAATCCGCCATAGGCGTGCCCATACAGGCCCTTGGACCAGCTCCAGCGGCCGGTCGTCGTGGACAGAAACGCCTTGACGGCATTCAGCGACGCGGCGTCGTTGTACGGCATGGCGATGAAGTCGAAGGTCATGTCGCCCAGATTCGCCAGCGCAGTGGTCAGCGTCGGATTGACCTGCCCGCCGGACATCGGCGTGATCGTGACGCCCAGCCCCGCAGGGAGAGCTTCGCCGCTCAGTGCGCCGTAGAAGTTCAGGCGCACGTCGATGTCGTTGCCCGCCAGCCCCTTGTTCTTGGCCGTCAGGTTCACCTTCGTGGTGGACACCGCATCCACCGCGGCCGAAACCGGCAGATCTGCAGCGGCGTTGATCTGCGCCGCCAGCGCCGTCGCCAGTTGAGCGGTCGTCATGTTCGGCGTGCAGACCAGCGACACAACCGGCGAACCGGAGAATGCTGCGACGTACAGGGACAGCACACCGGTGGCCGTCGCCGCCGAAGTGAAGCTGATTGCGCCCGTGGCTGCGGTGGCCGAGGCATCGTCTGCCACTGGCAGATACCAGACCTCACCGAAGCTATCACGCGCACGATAGACGGCCGTCATCAGCGCCAGCATCGAGCCCTGGCCGCCGAGCACCTTCGCCTCGTTGGCGCCCTGGGAAATCGCCGGCTTGCCGGGAACCGCGGTGCCGGCGGCCGTGATCTGACCGATGATCAGCGCCCGTTGGTTGATCTGACCGGTGTTCGCGCGACTCGGGTCGATATCGGCGTAGAACAGCGGCACCCGCAGATTCTGCGGGATGTTGGGAAACTGGATCATTTACTTTCCCCCCTTATTGGGCGGTGCCGGCGGCACCTCGTTGGTGGCCGACTTTTGGGCGCCAGGGGCGACCGCTTCGACCACGTCGCCGTCGCGCAAGCGCGCGGCCCAGTACAGGTCGTTTCCGTCCACGGGCATGCCCTCTTCAGGCATGAATTGTTTGCGTACCGGGTCGAACACCGTCAGTCCCGGGCGAGGTTTGATGTACATGCAAAGCTCCTATTGCGGAAGGTCAAGATCCAAGCCGGGCACAGCTGTGCCGTCCGGCACCTGAACACGGGTATCCACCCCTTCCAGCGGATTGGTGGGAACGGGGAAGAAGTCCTCCGGACCCTGCACAAACTCCAGGCCCAGTTCAACCAGGACGGCGCCCAGGTGATCCCCGGCGTCTTCCGGTCCCCGCGTAATGCGCGTGCGGAAGTAGGAAAACTGATTGAGTTCCTGCATCAGCGGCGGGTAGTTGATGACCGCGGCCTTAATCTGATCCCGGAGGGTTTCCAACGCGACCTGCAGGGCTGCAGCACCGGCGTTGTCCAGTTCCCCGGGATGACTCGCCCGGGCCTCGACCACGAGCGCCGAGGTCACTGTGAAGGCCGGGGCACCGCTTCGACCGAACGACACGCCGTCCTCATCGTTCGTTCGCACGAACAGGACGGGATACTCTCCATCCCAGGTGGCCTGATCGCGTGGCGAATATGCCCTCGAACCTGCGTCGGTGGTGTTCGTGAGCGCCTGCACGGCCAACGCGCGCAGCTGGTTTGTCGTCGTCATAGCTTTTTCAATTTCAGATGTACCCAGCCCATTCCATCCGGCTGCTGTTCGAAAACGAGGAACGATTCGCCCGTCTTCTTCCGGGTGATGTGGTCATCCTTCGCAGGCGGCCGCGGCAGATCGGCCAGGCGAAAGCCCGCACTCGGTGCGGTCGTCACCCAACCGACGCCGCCCTGGCCGTCCTGGAATGCCGTCTTGTAGGCGTCGGTGAAGACGCCCGGCACGACCTTGGCCTTGGCACCGCCTGCAGGTTGATAGACCAGCTCTTCACCAAACGCAGTGTTAATGGCCTGGCTGACCTGGTCGTAATCAACCATGTCAGCCTCGGCGGATCTGCGGACCGGAGCCGGATCCGAAGCGCGGACCGTTGCCACGCTGAACCGTCGGCGCATCCGGATCTTCCAGGAAGCCGAGCTGCCGCAGCCG